TGAAAATGTAGAATATAATTCTATTGCATTTTCCATATCTTTTGTAATGTCAATTTTAGTTCTTTGTTTATCTATTTGAAATTCATCATCTGGACCAACAATTTGATCATTTGGATCTGCAACTTCTTCTTTCGGTAATTTTATCTCTGCTTCTGCGTTTACAGTATCTAAAGAGTTATCTGTATTTTCTTCTACAATTTCATTAGCTACATTACTTGCTACGGTTGTCTCTGTATTTAAAGCTTCATTCTCTGCTTCAACATTAGGCTCAACATTTTCTACAACTTCTTTAGGCATTACTACAGCATCTTCTTCTGTAGATGTTCCTACGTTTCTATTTATATCAAGTACGGGTATTTGTTTTTCTTCTTCAGTAATTACTTCTAAATTTTCACTACTCATGATTAGTTAGTTTTTTTATTATTTTCTAAATCTTGAATCTTCTTATCTAAACCGGGATATTTTTCTTGCCAACTATCTCCATCTAAAGGTTCTCCAGTTCCTGTTGTTGTAATATTTTTATCTTTATCAATTGGTATTTGTGAATTATAAAATCTACTATATTCAGTTTTTCCACCCATATCTAAAGAAGCTTTAGCAGAAGCTAGAGCAAAAGGAGAGAAGTCTGTAACATCTCCAGTATATTTTTCATAATCTGATTCAAAGCCTAGTATTTTAGCTTCTTCATAAATTTGATCAGGAGAATAAGATGATTCTTTTAATATTTTATTTCTTATTTTAAGTGCGCCTTCAGTATTAAATTCAGTATTAAAATCTCTATCACTTCCTTTTTTATAACCTCTATCTCTTTTAAATAATCTAGAATAAGCTAATTTTTCAGATTCAATTAAAGATACAGCATCGGTAAAAACTATATTATTAAGAAAACTACTAGCAGCATCTGTTGTTTGCGTTTGACCTGATCTTACAATAGCAACGTCTGTATCTGATACAGGAGTAAGTTTAGTATTAGCTAAAGTATCTAAAGTAGCAACAACAGCTAACTTATTAAAACTATTAATAAAATTAGCATTTCCTTCCATTGTTGTAAAAAATTTACTATCTCGTCTCATTGATAAAGGTAAAAGATCATTAATTGCTTGAATTGCTCCAGGGAATTTACTTCTTAAAGCACCAACAGGTAAAGATTTATTTTTAGGATCAGCAACCCAAGCTTTAATTAAATTTTTTTGAGATCCAAAAACTTGATTTAATTTAGTAGCACTTGCTATATCTTCCATTTGTTTATCTAAACCTTTATAAGCATCTAGTTCCATTGCACCTGGTTTATCTAATTCATTTGTAAGTTTTAACATATCTATTTGATTTTTTAATGAAGAAGCACCTGCTTTAGATTTAGCAGTAGCAGCAGCTAGTTCTTCTGCTTTTACTTTTTTTACACCTCCACCTAAAGAACTTGTAACTATACCAAAAGGAGATTGTGCTCTACCTGAAGAAATAGGAGTGATCCGTGATGCTTTGTCAATCATATCAGTGCCTGCATAAAAAAGAGCACGTTTATTAGGATCCTCTAATACTTTTCCTATATTACTTTCTAACTTAGTAGATATACTACTGAATGCACTTCCTATTGAATTTATTAAACTTTTCTTTTCTTTCTTTTCTGGTTCTTCAATTTCTTTTTTTTTAAAAGCTTCCGTTAAAACCATACTTTCTAATTCATCATTATTAGGTAAAGCTTCTTTTGCATCAGTCATTTTTTCAAATTCTGCTGCTAAAGCTTGATCATCATTAATGATATCTACTGAGATTTTATTTTCTTCATCACCTTTTTTAGGAAAACTGGAATCAAGTGCTGCCATTAAACCTCCTTAAATTGTACATCAAGTTTATTGTAATCTACCATTAGATAGCCATCATCATTAACAGATGATACATGAGGAACTTGATGAGCCATTACGCCTTGATATTTTTTATCATTGCCTTTATATTTAAATGTGTAAATATTAATTCCTGATGGAGATTTACCAACTAAATTAATATCTTCTTTTAATCTCATATCAGATAAAGCCATTCCTGTTGTTACAGCTCCAGCTATTTGACCAAAAGGACTTGCACCTTGTACTGGCACTGAAGTATATCCAGTTCTTTCTTCTCCATAACTTCTTATAGGAGCACCTGATAATGCACCAATCATTTGTTTAATTTGTCCAGCTCCATATTCTCTTTCTTCTATAAAGTCACGATATCCTTCAGCAAGTCCAGCTTGTTCTATACCACGAGCTTGAGCTCCAAATCCAGCAAGTCCTGCTGAAGTTTGTCCTAAAGCATTTATTTGACTTTGTGCTGCACCTAGTTGTGCACCGAGTCCTGACATTTGAGATGATCTATCATTCATAAATCTATTTGCACCTGATTCAAAACCAGCTTGTCTTAATCTTGCTGATGTATCTCCTGCACTTTCTATAAATCTTTCTGCTCCTAAAACATTTTCTATACCTTGTCTTGATCCACCAAAAGCTCCTGCACCAATTGCAGATGCATTCATTGACTTTTGAGTTTGACCATAAGCTTCTCTTAAATCTCCTAAAGCTCCTGAGATAACTTGATTCTCATAAGGATTAGCATAAGCTTGAGCTGTAGCAGCATCATATGTTTGAGCACCTGCTGTAGCAATGTCTTGACCAATACCCGCAAGTTGTCCTGCTTGTGGAAGAATTTGATTTTGATATATATTACCAGCTTGTATTTCCATAGGATCGAGTTGAGCTACACGTTGACCTTGAAAACCAACATATGGTTTACTAAATTCAGTTTCACCTTTTCTTAAAGTTCTTTCTTGAATTTCTTTAAAGTAAGCAGGGATGTCATAGCTAGTCGATGACTGCGATGGTGCCTGAACTGTTGTAACACTTGGTTTAAAAATACTACCCATTGACTATATAAGTTCCTCCAATAACTTTAAATCCTAATTTAATAAAAGCTTTGTCTTTTCTTTCAACGTCTTTACCTTGAAAGATTTCGCATATCGCAGTTACTTTATTTGCTAGTGCGTATTCTTTGAAAACTATCATTATAGAACGAAAGATCCTAAAGTTTCTATGTTTAGGATTCACGTGTAACCATAAAGTTCTCATGAACTTTTTGTCACTATACCATGTTTCATCAACTGTTGCAGCTAATGTTCCTATAATAATATTTTCATATTCTACTACTATAACAAAACTATTCTTAATGTAAAATACTATATTCTCTAAAGCTTTAGTATTATTAGTGTTTCCAAAGTTAAATGGAGCCTCTGTAAGCCACGTTTTCAATAGCTCTCTTATTCGAACAGCATCAGATATTCGGGCTGGTCTTATAGTATATTTATCTTTTTCCATCTTGTTTTATGTTTATTCTTAGTGTACCAAATCTCCAGTTATCTCCGATATTATTATTTTCTATCTTAATATTAGATTGTCTACCACGAATACGAGTATTAACGAACCTAGTTGTGTTATTTACTGTCAAAGTTTCTCCTACAGTTGCTGTATCATTAGGATAGTCTTTAACATTTAATGTTATTACAGTATTTCCAGTTTGATTTTGAAAGTCTGGTATAACTTTATTAATAAAACTAAATGTTTCACCATCAGCAATGTCTCCATCACCTGATTGAATATAAGCTGGTAAAGCAGCACCATCAGCATCTACTCCTAATTCTTGAGCATAGATTATACTTCTTCCTTGAGTTACTCCATTAATAGTAGTTATACTACTTACATTAGAGTTAGGAAAGTATTCTGTAGCTAAAGGATTTAATTCAACTCCATTATCTTGATAAGTACTTCTACTCATATTTCCAAAATACCAAGAGTTTTCTAGATAATTATAAATAACATAACGATCACATTGAGTAGCGGCACTTGAACAGTAGTACCATATTACTTCAGAGAAGTTAGAATTTTGTGCAGCATAAACTTGAGGATATTGAGATTTATTAATATTTTCAAATACATGATTTAATATAGGACAAGGTATTTCTTGAACTGATCCAGCATATCTAAAGAATTGTCCATCAGACATCCAGTAAGCTACATCATCTACTACTATTGCAGAGTTAAGACCAACAGCTCCACAGTCATTACCTAATTGTCTAAAACCAAATATAAAAGGAGGACCTATAAAAGCCATTGATTGCATTGTAGTATCTGTCCATATTAACATAGTTCCTTTAGCAGGTCTTGCACATCTAATTTCACTTCCTCCAG